TGCAAATAGTACAACAGCTGCAATCCATGCTGATAATGCAAATGTTTATGATAATAATTCAATCATTTATGGACCCGATGATATATTAGAAGCTGTTTATAGAAACACACAACAAACACCTGTTGTTGATTTTCCACTTACAAAAATAGATAGATCTGCTTACAGTGGATTATCTTCTAAATTTTCAACCGGCCAACCTACACAATATTTTGTACAAAGATTTATAGATAAAATTACAATCACTTTATTTTTAACACCAGGCACAAGTGAAGTTAATAATGTAGTTAATTATTATTATGCAAAAAGAATTCAAGATGTTGGAGCTTATACAAATGCAACAGATGTTCCATATAGATTTGTCCCATGCATGTGCGCAGGACTCGCTTATTATGTATCATTAAAACTTGCTCCACAAAGAACACAAGAATTAAGATTATTATACGAAGATGAATTAAAAAGAGCATTAGAACAAGATGGCTCTTCTTCAAGTTCATTTATAACACCAAAAACTTATTATCCAAATGTCTAAGAATTCAAGAGGAAAATATTCTTATATGATTTCTGATCGATCTGGTCAGAGGTTTCCATATCAAGAAATGGTACAAGAGTGGAATGGCTCATGGGTACATGTTAGCGAATATGAAGCAAAGCAACCTCAGTTAGAACCAAAGCCAACTGCAGCTGATCCACAAGGTTTAAGATATGCACATCCTGATAGACAAGAACCACCGGTATTAATACCACTTACACCCGATCCCTTTTCAACAGTTATCTATTCTGGAACAACTTATATTAATGTATTTTCACAAAATCATCAAAGATCAACAGGCAATACTGTAAGATTTAGAGGACCTACAGATGATACTGGATTTACTGATGTACAATCTTTTGATGGAGTAACTAATATTTCAAATGCAAATGGATTTACAATCACAGTTGGAAAAATTGATTCATCTGGTAATATAGCAGATACTACAAATTATTTTAATTTTACAGGAGCAGGAACAGCAACAACGGGAGGGGTATCAGGTGGCGGAGCGGAATGTTCTGCAGGACCAGTAACACTACAAGCTTAATATGACATATTCAGAATTAGTTACAAAAATTAGAGATTATACAGAGGTAGATTCTAATGTATTTACTTCAACTATTATTAATGGATTTATTGAAAATGCAGAGTTTAGAATTTTAAGAGATGTAGATTCTGATAATAATAGAAAATATGCAACAGCTTCAGTTGTTGTAACTCAAAAATATTTTAATACACCAGCAGATTTATTAGTTATTAGATCTGCACAAGTATTTAATACAGATGGAACCATATCTTTTTTAGATGTTAGAGATATGACATTTATTAATGAATATAATCAAAGCAATACTACAGGAATTCCTAAATATTATGCAAATTGGGATGAAGATACTGTTATTGTAGCACCCACCCCAGATCAAGCTTATACAATTCAAGTAAATTATATATTGAAACCAACTGGATTATCGGCTACAACTGCAAATACATATTTAAGTCAACAATTTCCCAATGGCTTATTATATGCTTGCCTAGTAGAGGCATATGGGTTCTTAAAGGGTCCACAAGATATGTTGCAATATTATGAAAATAGATATAAGCAAGCTATTGAAGGATTCTCATTAGAACAAATGGGAAGAAGACGAACTGATGAGTTTTTAGATGGAGAACCTCGTATAGTTCGTAAACCACAATAAGGATAAAAAGTATGGCTATTACACAAGCGTTACCAAATAGTTTTAAAAAACAACTATTAGACGGTGATCAAGATTTTACAACACCAGCGGGAACTGGAGATAGATTTAAATTAGCTCTTTATGTATCAACTGCAACATTAGGTGCAGCTACAACTTCTTACACAACAGGTGGTGAAGTAAGTTCTTCTGGAACAAATTACACAACAGGTGGAAAAGCATTAGTAAATTCTGGAACATCTCTTGTATCAACAGTTGCTTTTACAGATTTTGCTGATTTGTCTTTTCAAAATGTTACTTTAACTGCTAGAGGTTGTTTGATATATAATACATCATTTAGTAATTCTGCAGTTGCAGTGTTAGACTTTACGACTGATAAAACAGCTACAGCAGGAACATTTACAATTCAATTCCCAGCATTTACAAGTTCAGCAGCTATTATCAGAATCTCTTAATTAGGAGTTTTAACCTATGGCTTTAGGATGGAGCTCAGGAACTTGGGGCCAAGGAGAATTTGGAACAGGTGTAAATAATGTTACTGTTCAAGTAACCTCTCCCGGAACACTTACAACTTGGGGATCAAATAGTTGGGGTCAATTTGGTTGGGGAGCAAATGTAGGTCTTTCAACTCTTCAAGGAACTGTAACTATTGATACAATAAATGTTGCAAATGTTACCGGACAATTATTAAATACATCTTTAAATTCAGTAACTGTTACAGGAACAGCAAATCTTACTTTAACAGGGCAACAATTAACTACATCTTTAAACTCAGTCACACCAATAATAGATGTAAGTACTTCTTTAACAGGTGAATTATTAACATTAGTACTTGGTGAAGTAGATCCAGGTCCTGATGCCAATTTAACTGGTCAACAATTAACTTTAAGTTTTAATGGAACTGTAGATATAGACATAGCAGTTTCGGCTCTTGTAACAAGTCAACAATTAACTACAGCATTAAATTCTGTATCTATAGATTTAAACACCCCTGTTAATGTAACAGGTCAAAGTTTAACACTAGCTTTAAATTCAATATCTACTAAAATAGATGTTTCTATAAATGTAACTGGATTTGGCTTGACAGGGACAACCGGACAGTTGTATGTAACGGCTTGGGCTCCGGTTGATCCTGGTCAATCAATAAATTATACAGGTGTAAATACTGGTCAATCTGTAAATTGGACAGAAGTTGCTGCATAATATAGAGGTTGTATTAATTGACAAAAACTGATAAATATTTTAATAAGAACAAAATAAGGAATTAATAATGGCAACAATCTATTCTTCCGATCTTAAGCTATCCATAATGGCAACTGGCGAAAACGCTGGTACATGGGGCCAAATTACAAATACAAATTTATATCTATTACAACAAGCAATTGGTGGATACGAAGCAATTTCTATTGCTGGGGGAGCTCAAACAACAACTCTTACAATGTCTAATGGTGCAATTTCTAATGCAAGAAATGCAGTTATAAAATTAACAGGAACAATTACAGGTAATCAAGTAGTAACAATTCCAACAGCAATTGAAAAAACATACGTTGTAGCCAATGGCACAGTAGGTGATTTTACCGTTGAATTTAAACAAGCAGGTGGGACAGGAGTTACTTTTGCAGCTGCAGATAAATCAACTAAAATACTATTTGCAGATGGAACAAATATTGTAGAAACAGGAAATACTACTCCGATTATTACTCAAATTAATGACACTAATGTTAATGAACAAATTAAATTTACAACAACTGCAAGTGCAGTAAACGAATTTACAATTACAAATGCTGCAACAGGTAATGGACCTGAAATTTCAGCAACAGGAGGTGATACTAATATTGATCTTAAAATCACTCCAAAAGGATCAGGAAAAATAAATTTAGATGGAATTAAATTTCCAAATGCAGATGGATCTTCTGGACAATTTTTAAAAACAGACGGATCAGGTTCTTTAAGTTTTGCAGACTCTGGTCTTGCATGGCAATCAGTTGTTACAACAAGTACTATAACTGTTGTAGCAGGTAGAGCATATTTTATAAATACAACTTCAGCTGGTTGTACAGTAACTTTACCTTCAGGAACACCTACTGCAGGTCAACAAGTTCAATTAGTAGATTACGCAGGAACATTTGATACCAATATATGTACAATTAATCCTAATGGAAATAAAATAGAAGGTGGAACAGCTAATTTAGTATTAAGTGGTGAAAGAGAAGGAGTAATTTTAACTTATATAGATTCAACACAAGGATGGCTTGCAACATCAGGAATTAATGAAGGAACAGATGCATTAGCACCAGCACCTTATTCAGTAGATTTTTTAGTAATAGCAGGTGGAGGTGCAGGTGGAGGTGGAATTTATCATGGTTCAGGAGCTGGTGCTGGAGGTTATAGAACATCTACTCAAAATGTTGGAATAGGAACAGTAGTTACAGTAACAGTAGGTGATGGTGGTGCTCCTGGGGCAAATACTCAAAATGGTGGTGAAGGTTCAAATTCTTCAATTTCAGGTTCAGGATTAACAACCATTACAAGTACTGGAGGAGGTGGTGGCGTAAATAGTAGTAGTAGTCCCAATCCTAATGGTAGATCTGGTGGTTCAGGAAGTGGTGGGTCATTTACTGGTCCAAGTACAACAGGAACTGGTGGGGCAGGAAATACTCCAAGTACATCGCCTTCACAAGGAAATAATGGAGGTAATGGAAGTTCAGCTTCTCCTTGGGCACCATCAGGAGGAGGTGGAGGTGCAGGTGGTGTAGGTAATGTAGGTGTAAGTGGAACTGGGGGTGTAGGAGGTGTTGGTACAGCTAGTTCTATAACTGGTTCTTCAGTAACAAGAGCAGGTGGAGGTGGAGGTTCAGCTGCTGGTGGAACTGGAGGTGCTGGGGGAACTGGTGGTGGAGGTGCTGGTTCTGCTGGTGCCGCAACAGCAGGAACAGCTAATACTGGTGGAGGTGGTGGAGGTGCCGAAAGAGATAACACTGGTCTTGGTGGTGCTGGTGGAAAAGGGGTTGTTATATTAAGTATACCAACTGCTAATTATTCATCTACAACAACAGGTTCTCCAACAGTTACAACATCTGGTAGTAATACAATTTTACAATTTAACGGAAGTGGGAGTTACACAGGATAATGGCTAGTTTTGCAAAAATAGGATTAAATAATAAAGTAATAGAAGTTCTTTCAGTGGTTAATGAAGTTTTACATGACTCAAATGGAATTGAACAAGAAGCAATAGGAATTGATTTTTTAACTAAATTAACAGGTTATCCATTATGG